CGTGTTGAAACTAGGAACGCGCTGAGACAGGATGTTGACGCCGTCGTTCAGGTTAAAGGTTCCATGGGAATGCCTATGGTAATCGATAACTACTCTGTTAATAAGCCCGACTATAAGAACGCTCTAGTACAAGAGCTCTATATCTCATATGGTATAGATGCTGTTATGCCAGAGGCGATCTTTAAGGCCGCTATCAGTTCAGACGACGACATCTCTATTTAATCGTTAAAACCTAAAAGATGGACGCACTCGCTGCTAGAATAAAGGAAATTGTACTCACTATCTATCCTGCTATCCTTACGGAGCTGGATATATCAGACGAGTACCTTGATTTCATGATTCAAGAAGTCATTGACAGGGCACTTGTATACATGAACCGTGACCAATTGGTTTATCAGTACGAACTTGATTTGGAAAACATGCCTCAAGACAACACCGCTTACGACGAGTTTTGGGCAAAGTATGCTTATCCAATACCTTCAAGGCTTGAGAAAGTCCTTGCTCACGTAGTTATCGGAACTGTCCGAACAGTGCAAGAAAATCTTACAGCCGACAGTAAAGAGGTAAAAAGTATGAAAGACCATGGACAAAGTGTCACATTCAAGGATCATTTTACCAGTTTCTTGCAGTCTAGCAGTGAGTCGGAAATCTTTTCAGGTTCGGTGGAATTACTGGATAGATACTTTTTACCGACCATACCTAAATGATAATACCGGCAAAACTCAAAACTGCCATTAGCAATTTCTTCTATGACAAGACGTTCACTCGATACTCTCTCATAGATTCTGTTAATGACGAAGGTGAAGTGATCGAGGGGCAACCCGTCGAGAACGGCTCCTTTAAAGGAAACCCTTCTTTTGACAACTTCGAGTGGGTAATGCGGGCATTTGGTGTGAAAACTGACATTGATATGACAGTTAGCACCCATTCTCCGGAAACCAACGGGACTATCATTTCTTACGATGGGCAACAGTACGAAGCCTATAAAGTTTTTCCATTCGACAGCCACTATTTGTTAGTTTGTCGCGAATGGTCATCAAAATCATCAACCTTGACAAGTGTATAAAAGCATTCAAGGGTTACGAAAAAGTAGATTTGACGCCTGAAATCACAGAGGCAACACGGAAAGTGCATAGGTCTGCTAGAGATTTTGCTCCCGTTTACCCTTCACCAAAAGTGAGAGGTAGAATCGATCCTACGCATGTCGGAGGCAATTTAAAAGCTTCGATTCATATGAAGGTCAAGGACAAGGGCAAAACTTCCGTAACCGGAGTAGTTTATACAACCACCAATTATGCGGTGTATCAAGAATTTGGGACTAGATACCAAGAAGGGACTCCTTTCATGATCCCCGCAATGAACAAACATAGGGCAGGAATTCATCAGAGTATGAAAAAATATTTACGTGAAGAGTTACCAAAAGTCTAATGATAGAACCAAAAGCACAAGTTTTTGCACAAATTACAAAATTGAAGACCACCTACCCGAACTTGAAGGTGCTTCAAGAACGGCAAAAAGATGGGACTATTCCTGATTTTCCAGCTATCACGTTTCGTATTGAGGACGACCGTCCTGCTCATACTCTCGACAAGGATATTCCGTATCAACGGATTGTCGCAAGGATCGACATTTGGACGAACACTAGTAAGGAGAGCGGAAAGTTGTTACTCGCTCTCGAGTCGAAAATGAAAGAGATAGATTACCTTTTATCGACACATTTCGATATACTAGATCAAGGAAAAGGTGAGAAGTATTCTCACGTAACAACGCAATTTATTTATTAATTTTTTAGCAATGACTACTGCTACAAGATCGCTCGGAACAGTATTGCAGAAGCTTTCTGGCTCTCCCTTGACTATTCCAAATCTTACCTCGATAGGTGAGTTCGGTTTAGAAAATAGTGAGATAGATGTCACCGATTTGGATTCCGCAGGGAATTTCAAAGAGTACATCGCGGGATTTAAAGAGCCCGGAGAAATGCCTCTGACAGGTATTCTGAAAGATGATACTTTCCTAGAAGCACTTTACGCATTGGTTAATTCGCAAGAAGTTGTCTATTGGAAGCTTACCACTACCGATGGCGCCGCTTACTGGTTCCAAGCCTATGTAAAAACGGCCAAGGAAGGTGAAGCGACTCCGGAGAGTGTAAGAACATGGATAGCGGCTCTGAGATTGACCGGTGAAATCGTGTACGCTGAAGACGGTGTAAGTGTCTAAAGCACCAATGCCTAGTCAGCTAGGCATTGCCCTTTGAGCATTTGCTCGATATTTTATTTGTTAGTTATCTAGTTATGGCTTTAGAGTTAATTTACACCGCTCGGAAGGTAGATCGTCTCGAGAAAGATTGTAACAATGTATCAATTCAGCAGCTTGTTGCAAATGAGACAATCGGGAATTTATTCAAACTGATAGATGCCGGAACTGAGAGCATGAATAAGGATGCAATTTTCGATCTAATCGACAAGTACCGTGCCGAAGAAAAGTCAACTATGAGACTACAAATTGAAATTATTAGAGCCTTGGAGGATCAAGGTTTTTTAGAACGGGAGCTGGGAATGAGCGAGAAGATAGAAGCCCGGATCGTGAAAATCGCAGCTACAAAAGATTTGGAGAATATTGGACAGCCATCGAGTCAGTAGCAATCCAAATAGGGATAGAACTATCCTACTTTTGGGAGCTAAACCCGAAGAGATTCGAGAAAATCTTGGAGGTGTACGAAAAGAAAGAAAAGGAGAGGATTATAGAGATAGACCGGAGCAATTACAATCTAGGAAAGTACGTAGGAATGGCCGTGAATGCTTCCGACAAACACCCATACCCTACAAAGTCTTTTTATGAGAAAGCCGAGGAGGAACGAAAAATGGAGAAAAGAGGCATGAGTGATAAACAAATGGCGGCGCGTATGAAAGCAAACTTTAGTTTATATATGGGGCTCCGTAAAAAGAACTCCAAGGAGAAAAAGTAAAATGGCTCTGACAGTCGAAGAACTAAAACTACTTATAACTGCAAACGCGGATCAATTTCATGGCGAGCTCGAGAAAATACAGAGTTCGCTTCAAGTACTAGGAACACGTACTGACAGGACTAGTAACTCTATTGGTGGCAATTTCTTCGGTTCGATGGTGAAGGCAAATATTGTCAGTGGGATTGTGACCTCGACAGTAGGAACTTTGACCCGCGAAATGAAAGAATTTACTACCTCGGTCATAGCGAATGGTTCTCAGCTCGCGCGTTTAAGGATTGCAAATCAAGTTGTGACGCGAAATATGGGACTGACTAGTGATGCGGTGCAACAACTCAGACGAGATTTAGCCGATGCCAATACATGGGGTATTGCTGCCGAGCAAGTAATTAGCTCCCTTGCCCTCTCTGGATTAGTAGATTTAGCAAGAGGGCTTGAATTTGTTGATGCTAGAAGTGGAGAAGCTTCCAAGGGTGTCACTGCTCTCGTATTAGCCATTAAAGATCTATCGGCTGCCCGTGGTATAGAATCCGTGATCGGTATAGAACGTATATCGAGGTTTATCCAAATGGGTAGGACTGAATTAGTAGATGGCCTTATAGAAATTGGTGAGATAAATAGGGAATATGCTGCCGAGGCTGCGAGGATCGGAAAAACATCGGTCGAACAATTGACTGCTCTCGAGAGAGCGGCGGTTCGTATGGATATTGTTATGAGAGAGGGTTCTAAATCATTCGGAGCCTATGCCGCCACTTACAATACTTCGGGTAAGATATTTCAATCATTAAGAGCGATTATCAGAAATATAACATCTGAAATCGGAGCAAGCCTTGAGCCGGTTTTGAGAACGGGCTCGCTTGTGTTTCTTCAATTCTTTCGTGGTTTACAGAGCAGTGCTATAGAGGCTTCCGGCTCTATTCGTGATTTTGCAAATAAAGTAGCGGGATACATAGTCGCTCTAGTTCGTATTATTGGTAGACTCGGTTCTAAATTACCTCTCATTGGAGCGGGATTCAGGAATTTAGCAAATTTCACGCTACAACCTATCAGAGCCGCCGGGCAACTAAGCAATGCGATAGGTGGGGCAGGTGACACAATGGACGCGACAGGAACGAAGGCGAGAAGACTCAAAAACGACTTGCTTGGTTTAGCAGGATTCGACGAATTAAATGTGTTGAATCAAATAAAAGACACAGCCGGCGCCGGAGCTGGGGCAGACGGTGGCGGCGTTGGGGCAATTGGTGGTGGTGGAGTGGGTGGAGGAGCCGACGGCTTTCTGGACACCACCGAGGAGATTCTAGGTTATGCCGCCAAGGCCGAAGAGGTTTTCAAAAACATCGGAGAGACAATTAAGGGTATATTTAAGCCTTTACTAGACAATCCTGTAGGTAGATTCTTGCTAGACCTTGCCAAAAAGGCCGGTCTTGCTTGGTTAGCCTTCAAGATAGCCAAACCAATTTTGGGCATCCTTTTGAGCCCTTTGGTGGCGGTATTTGGTATTGTCGGGAAACTTGTCGGATTATTTGGTGCTTTAAAGCCTGTTCTTTTATCGACTGTGAGTGTCTTCGGATTATTCAGTGCTCCGGTTTGGTTAGTAGTAGCGGCAATTGCCGCGGTGGTGGCTGTATTTATCTTATTGTATAAGCATTCCGAGACATTTAGAGAATCGATAAACCAACTTATAAGCGGTGCTTTCACTTGGATACAAACGAATTTAGTGCCGATTTTTACTGAGTTTATCGAAAAGATCAAAGAAATGGCTTCCGTATTTCAATCTAAATTGCCTCTAATTAAAAATGCTATACGACCACTTGTAACCTCTATTGAAAAGTTTCTAGTCGGAGCCTTCGAGTTGCTTGGTGAGGTTGTAGCTTGGGTATGGAAAAAGGTACTTGAGCCACTCGCTCAATTCCTACTAGCAAATATGGTTCCGGCCTTTAGTGTTGCAATTGATGTTTTGATTGTTGTCATAGAAGTATTCTCGGAAGTCGCAAGCACTGTTCTCGATATTATTATCCCGGTTCTTAATATTTTATGGGATGTGTTCAAAGTGGTATTCGAGGCGGTGGCCGCGATAGTAACATTCGCATGGAACAACGTAATCAGGCCGGTATTTAGAGCGATTCATCAAGTCATTACGGGCTTAGTGATCCCGGTGATCAAAAATCTAGTAGCGGTTTGGACATACGTTTTCAATATCGTAAAAAACGTCGCTGTAGGCGCATGGAATAGGATTTGGAGTGTTATGAGACCGATCGTAAATTGGATAGGGGACAAAATAGCTCCAATCGTGGAGAGAATGAAAAATAGAGTGATAGCAGCCTTTCAGGTAATCAAAAGTGTCGGTTCTACGATTTGGGGGGGTATTAGATCGGCATTCAGGACAGGGATAAACGGAGTGATAGGACTTCTCAATGGTTTTATCCGGAATATTAATAGCATGATTGGGAATGTGAACAAAGTCGCGGACAAAATCCCCGGAACAAGTCCGATTAGTTTCCGGATTGGAGAAATTCCTAGACTTGCATCCGGAGGATTTATAAAAGGCCCGGCTTTAGCATTCATGGGCGAGCAGAATTATGACGAAGCGGTGTTGCCATTGGATAGAAATACAGAATGGGCGGAAAAAGTTGCTGATTTGCTTAGAGAGGCCGGAGGTGACGAGAGCAGAACAGGGCAAACAATTATAGTTCAGGTGGGCAATGAAACACTTGCCGAGTTCGTGATAGATGATATTAACGATAGGGCGCTTGCTAGTGGCCTACCAATTCTTAAAATTTAAAAATGCCTACATACTTAGTAAAAATCGGTTCAACAGAAGTGTACAGAATTAGAAAATATTCGGTCTCGCTTCCGAAATTGAATGCCAGCGCCGACAGAAATATGCGTGGTAATTTGAAGATCGCACATTTGGGTACTTTCCCTAAGATAACACTCACATTCAGACCTATGACAGAGCCCGAACTTGCAGCAATCGGAGCACTTATAGGCGACTCCGAGTTCACCGTTCAGTGGTGGAACCCGATCTCTCGATCATACAAAAGCGGAACATTTTATGCCGGAGACAGTAATTTCGACTTACTTGTTAAAGACGATGGGCTCTACGATTCTTTCACGGTGGCGTTGGTAGCCTTCAATGCAATGACATGATAAGCGTATCAAATGATTTCAAAACGGCGGTTGCTCAAGCAAGTAAAACCTTTCGGGGGTATCTTGTTCGTGAAGGTGTCTACTATGAGGAGATCACAGACGAGAATGACCTCAATACGCTAAAGATCACGGCCGAAACCTCTCTCCTCAAAACGATAATGAGGCAACTTGATGCCACATACCGTGACGATCATTATAATCTCAGTGACCACATAAATCCGGGAATTGGTGTAGTTTTGGCAGATACTTCGGTGGAGTATATAGACTATGGAAGTTTTAGAATAGTTGAACTTACGAAAAACATGGCTTCGGATATAACGACCATACAGGCATACGACAAGATGTACGAATCTATAATAGCCTATGATTTAGACCCGATCTATGAGCGAACATTCCCTTGTACTGTCCTTGAGCTTTTACAGGCGATTTGTACTCGGCTCGACTGGACGTTAAAGACAGATACATTCCCAAATAGCACGGCAACCGTCGGAGCGGACGAATTCACCGGAGTTGTGGATACTTACCGGCAAGTTCTCGAGATGATCGCCGAAGTGGCCGGGTCAATCATCTACTTCGATGTGGACGACGAGCTTGTTGTAAAACAAATCTCACATGATTCTCCTCTCGAGGAGTTGGACGCGGATATTTTGCTGACCCTAAAAATCGAAGAGCAGTATGGTGAAATTAACTCGGTAGTTCTCTCGAGGCATCCTCAAGAAGACAATATAGTAGAGAAAGACGACGATTCGATTGCAGCAAATGGACTCACAGAAATAAAGATACGAAATAATTGGATTGTAGACGACGACCGGGAAACCTACATCACACCAATCTTTAACGAGTTGTTTGGATTGTGGTTCTACCCGTTCAAGGTAACGACAAATGGTCTCGGATACATTCAGGTCGGCGATAGATTGACAGTAACAGATCCCGGAGACAATGAGCGCGAGGTTGTTCCATTCAAAGTGATTATAGATATGACCGGCGGAATAAAGGAGACTCTCGAGGCTGGTATCCCCGAAAAGGATAGTACGAACTATTATACGGCTGGCATCATAGGGCAGACAATCAAGAACACTGAAATCAAAGTCGATAAACAAGAAGGAACGATCACTCTTTTAAATTCAGATGTTGACGATCTTGTTTCTACGATTACTCAGTTGGAACAAACTGTCGACGATATTCAAGTGACCATCTACAATGTTGGTGGAAACAATCTATTGAAAAATTCGGTTGGGCTCAAGGGTGCGATTGACGAATACCAAGATCTTGACGAGGACGGCGACCCTGTAGATGCCCGAAATGACGGAACCATAGTGACAAGCACGGAAGTACAACAAAACGGCTCAAGTGGCTCCGGTATCCAAATCGATAATCAGTTTATTTATCAGACTTTCCCTACGATCGTCGGTGAGGAGTACACTTTCTATGTCAGGTTTAAGCGTACCGGGACATGTACGGTAACACTTGCCGGACAGGAATATGATATGACTACCGAAGGGTATATTGCAGACACATGGGATACTTTCAAGCAAAAAATCGTGGCCGGGAGTGCCTCTACAACCTTGAGGATCGAAAATACCGGGATAGATACTTGTTTAATGACAGATCTTAATGTTCAGCTCGGAGACGCAAACGGATGGATTCAAGCACCCAATGAGGTGTATGGCGCTAATTACAAGTTTGGCAAGGACGGATTAGAGATCAGTTCGCTAACCGACACCTTTAAAACTTTGATAGATAATAGTAGACTGGTAGTAATCGATACCTCCGGAGGAGGAGAGAAAGAAATCATGTCAGTCTCCAAGGACGAAGCAAAAATAAATAATTTAACAGTACAAAAATTGCTTACCTTGCAAAGAGAGGGCACGACTGCAAAGTCGACAAAAATGATCTCTACGTCGAATGGTTCCATGTTAGTTATTAATGATTAAAATTGTGTCAGCAGCAACAATTACAACCGACAGTTTTTACACTTGGCTTAAGCTTCTGTCGGCCACAACCGCGCAAACCATAGATTTTGCATTCGCAAATCCAAGTAATAACTACCTAAAATTAACCTTGATTGTGGATGGGGATACGATCTTCGCCAGAGAATTAGGGCAAGTTGTAAATTATTCCTATATTGCAAGTGCGGT